CTATCAATGGACAATATGGAACAATACTTAGCTGTTGTTGCTGTATTATGGTTAGATGGGATATTTGGTATTTGGGCAGGTATAAAAAGAGAGGGTTTTAAAACATATAAAGCTCTAAGAATAACAAGAAACACATTTGCATGGTTAGCAATCCTTACCGTCATTTTGATGATTGAAAAAGGATTTGCAGGAACAGGTTGGCTATCAGAGGTAGTTATTGTACCGTTCATGATACTACAGCTAATAAGTGCTCTTAAAAATGCATCTATGGCCGGTCTAATAAAAATGGAACATTTAAATAAAATTTTAGATCGTATAGATAAGCATAAGGGTTTTAGAAGCTAAAACTTTTAACTATGTTTAAAAAAATTCAAGAAAGAATATTTCCTTTCATTATAGCACTTTCTGCTTTGTCAGTAAGTGCATCTGCTGCTTTTTATTCAATAAGTGGTCTTAGTAAATTATTTGCGGGAGCCACATTTGCGGTTATTGTAATGGCTTCATCTTTAGAAATAGCAAAATTAGTAATCGCATCTTTACTTTATCAATATAGAAAAGGATTACCTAAATTATTAAAATATTATTTATCTGTAGCTTGTATAGTATTAATACTAATTACTAGTATGGGTATTTATGGGTTTCTATCAGCTGCTTATCAAGAAACAGCTGCAAAAGCAGGGACAATTGATGCTCAAATTGCATTAATTGAAACTAAACGAGATAATATTAAAGGGCAATTAGCGGTATATAACGAAGAAAAAATATCTATTAATGGGGCAGTGTCTGATTTACGTACTGGTTTATCTAACAATACTATACAGTATAAAGACAAAGAAACTGGTGAGATAATTACAACAACCTCTAGAGCAACTCGTCAAGCATTAGAAAAACAACTAGACCAAGCAATTGAACGTCAAACGGTAATTAATTCTAAAGTAGATGACTTAAATCAGAAATTATTTAATTATGAAACTGAAATAGTTGAAGTAAGAACAAGTGATGCTGTGTCTGGTGAGTTAGGCCCATTAAAATATCTATCAGGATTGACAGGAACTCCTATGGATAAAATTATTAATTGGTTATTATTAACAATAATATTTGTATTTGACCCATTAGCAATTGCTTTAGTAATAGCTGCTAATTATGCATTTGAAAGAATACGTCCAAAAACAAAAAAAAACCTTTATGGGGAAAAGGTAATAGTTGAAGATAAAGATGATGTGGAGGAACCCGATTTTGATAAGTCTTCAAATATTTATAATCACGTAGATGAAATTTCCAATGAAGAACCATCGGCTTTTCCTGAGGGTTATACAACGGGAATTAATGAAATAGAAAAACAAATAGAAAATACCTCCAAAAATCGCAAAAGAGGTCCTAAAGGTTTAATAGCTTTAAACGAAAAGTTAGATAAACTAAAAGGAAAAGATAATAATGATGATGATTTAGTCATTCGTTATTAAAAAATATTCAATCTTATTTACTTTAGGTTGGATATATTGGTCAATTTTATTATCGTTCCCGTTCGACATTTGAAAAATGTAGGAATGGCCACGATAAGTTATCCAAAGTAGCTGGCCACTACGTTTTCAAATTAAATTATTTATTAACCAAAATCAAAAAAATGAAAAAAATGATTTTAACACTAGCTTTAGGACTGTTTATTGCAGTTGGAGCTAACGCACAAGAAGTGCAAAACGCAAAAGGTGATTGGTACGTTGGTACTGGTAACATTGCAGATGTATCATGGACTGAATGGTCTTTAAGCCCAACAGTGGGATATGCTATAACAGATGACCTTATGATAGGGGCAAATGTTTCTCAAGCAGATTCAACTGAGGATTTAAGTTTAGACCTACATGCAAGATATTTTTACAAAGGATATTTCGCTTATGTAGCTACAAACGGACTAGACACAGATGGTATGAAATTAGGAGTTGGAAGAATGTTTACCTTTCATAAAGGTGTAATGTTCCTAGATCCAAAAGTTGTATATGATACAGAAGCTAAAACTACTAACTTACAGTTAGGGTTTGGGTTGAAGTTTTAATTATTGTTTAACTTAAATTTTAATAAAAATGGAAAATGTAATTAAGTATGTAACTGGATTTTTTGGTGGATTGTTATCTATTATGATGGCAGTTGTACCAGTAGCGATCCTATGGAATGTTTTAACTGGTCAAACTATATTCGGAATGGATGTAGTTGGTAACTTAACAGGTTTAATCTCAAGCTTTGGTGAGGGAGGATTTGTTGGTTTAGTAGCACTAGTTATTTTAGCTAAATTCTTTATTGACAAGAAATAAGCACAATCTAGATGATAGAGAAAGGCGCCTTAATCGGCGCCTTTTTTCTTTCTATGCGAAGATATTTGGAGAAGCGGAAGAGAGTTCGTATATTTACAGGGTAAATGAGGCGCGAAGCCAAGCATTTAAAATTAAAAATAAAGGTTATGCCAGCAAAAATTAAAGTCCAAGCACAGTATTTCGAAAATTATTCAGACACTAATACTCCACATTGGAAGCCTAAGGGTGGTCAAGAGTTTATATTTCCAGTTAGTAGTGATTGGGTAATGTATGTTGAGAAGGAAGAAATGATTGAATCAATTGATCAAATGCTTGCTAATTATAGTAATGAACATTGTAAATATGAGTATAGAGAACACGATGTTAGTTTTTCAGATCCAATACTTCTTGAAGGTCTTCAAGAGATGCGCGCAGAAATATTTGGATAAGCCAAATATCTTTCGTATATTTACAGGGTAAAACGGGTGAAAACCCAAATATTAATTAAATAAAAGTTATGTCAAAAGAAATCAAAAAAGTATTAAAAGAAGGTGATGTTAAGTTTACAGTAAAAGGTATTACTACTTATTGTAAAGGTAATGATGGTGAGTATGGGATGAATCCAAAAATATTTAGTGTAAACAAAGATGCAAGTGCAATTAATTGTGATTGGAGTGGTATGAATGTTACTAAATGGGGTCCTACCTGTGTTACATTATATACCTTTGATATTTTAGGTAAAAAATCAGTAGGTAAAATAAATTATAAAGATATTACCCTAAAAGAAATTGAAGTTGAGTGTTCAGCTGAATTAGATAATGAATGGGCTAACGAAAGCATTTAATAATAAAAAATAAAAGTTATGTTTATAGATATAGAAGTATTAGCAGATCAGTGGGAATTAGAGCAAGAATTGCTTAACCAATTACAAGAAGAATTACTAGAAAACCCCAGTATTTTGATTCCCGAAAAAGAAAAGGAAGATGATTTACCATTTTAAATGAATAAAGATTCTGTTCAAAATATCATTAGTAAAATCTATCCTAGAATAGAAAAATATTATGGATACTCTAAGTACCATGAATGTACTCCTTATATAGAGCTTCACCATAACATTTATGTTAGAATAACAGGAGATGATTATGATCAAGATATTTTATCAGAAACAGAATGCAACCCAGATGCGGAATATGATAGAAACGACAATACTATTGTAATTTATTGGCCTAAAATGATTGATACAGAAACAATTATTAAATCTTTAATACATGAGTATCAACATTATTTACAATCCCCTTCTTGGTTCAAAAGATATTATAATATGGGTTATGATTATGATAATCACCCATATGAGATAAAAGCAAAAGAAGAAGAAAAAAATTGGATATTATTTAAATAATGAAAGTACCTAAAAAACCAAGTGGCAGAAGAGCTCTTCCTTTTTATTGGTGGAGACGATTTAGAACACATAAATGTTTGCCTTATAAAGCATCTCTTTTAGATAAAATTAGAAATGGTGATTTTGAATATCCTGACTATTTTCAACAAGCAGAGTGGGAATTAGCATGGATGAAAGATGAACAAAAAGAATTTATTAATAATTATCAAGGCCGAGAACCAGAACAAGACAGACTTTATCTTGAAATTGAATTGCGTGCCAGAAAACGCTATAATAAATTATTTGAAGATGGGATGAAAACTGAGTATGAGAGAATGGATGATTTAAAAACTAAACTGTCAAAATTATTTAAAATAAATAAAGAAGAAGTACAAGATATTATGGAACAGTTTGGAGATACTACTGAAAAATTGTATTTTCATATAGCAAATTTAAAAAATTATAACACAGACACTTTAAATAAATTAAATGCAAGTAAAACTATTAAATATAACACCTAATGCTGAAGAGCATATTGTGGAGATTGCACGTGTATCTAGTTCACGTAAGGATAAAAAATCTAATGCAGCAGGCCTTTTGGCATACTTGGTACGACATAAACACTGGTCGCCGTTCGAGCACAGTCATGCGACGTTCGAGATTGAAACTTCCAAAGCCATCGGAATCCAGCTCATCCGTCACCGTTCTTTTTCTTTTCAAGAGTTTAGTCAACGATATCAAGATGTTAATAAAATTGGATCCGTTTTTGAACCTATTGAACTTAGGGCGCAATGTGAAAACAACCGACAAAGCTCAACAGAAGTAATTAATCCTTTAATAAAAGGTAGTAATAATGTAGTATCAACTTCTGCTGATAGCGTAGTTAATAGTATTTTAAATAAGTCCTTTGAAGTTTATAATCAATTACTAGATGCTGGGGTTGCACGTGAGCAAGCTAGGATGGTATTACCTTTAGCTACTAAAACAAAAATCCAAATGACAGGTTCAATCCGTTCTTGGATTCATTTTCTTGAATTAAGGGATGATGAACATGCTCAAAAAGAAATTCAATTAATTGCTAAAGCAATAAAAGTTCAACTTAAAGATGAACTACCAATTATTGCTGAAGCCTTAAAATTTTAAAAATGGTAGAATTTGTAAAACATGCTTTAGGTTTATGTGGTGAACATTGGCACCCAAACATTTTTACTCTTATTATAGGTGGACTTGGATTATCAGCTCCCCTTTCATATATTAAATACAAATTAAACAGTTATGGCAATAAAAATAAGTCACGAAACACCTCTATGTCTCTTAAGCGATAGTAGACATTTTAATGATTACGATTACTGTCTTCCTCATTTGTTAGATGAAGAACCAGGTTATTTAGAATATTTTTTAGAATCTAAAAGACAAGGTCGTTATATTATAATGGATAATTCACTTCATGAATTAGGTGAAGCTTATTCACATGAACGTCTTATACATTGGGTTAATGAATTAGAACCTAATGAATTTATAGTACCTGATGTTTGGGAAAACTGTATAGAGTCAATTCAAAATGCTGAAATTTGGACATTATATGACTTCCCTGAAAATACAGAAAAGGTAGCAGTAGTTCAAGCGACTACACTTCATGAAGCTGCTCAATGTGCTAAAGCTTATAAAAATTTAGGCTATGGGAAAATATGCTTTTCTTATGGTGCTTCTTATTATAATGATATAGTTACTCACCCTAATAAAGATTTAGGTAAAGCATTAGGTAGATTAGTTGTTATTTCTACTCTATTAAAAACAGGAGAATTAAAACAAGATGATAGAATTCATCTATTAGGGTGTGCTGTGCCCCAAGAATTTGGATGGTATAAAGATATAAATTGTGTTGAATCTATAGATACATCCAATCCAGTAATGGCAGCTTTAGAAGGTACTAGATACACTTTAGCAGGTTTAAATAAAAAACCAAAAGCAAATATGAATGATTTCTTTTATATGTTAGATGATCAAGTTAATTATGATTTGTTAGAAGATAACATTACATCATTTAGAATGATAAATAATTTAATAAAATAAAAATGGCAAAATTAACAAGAAATGTAAATTACAGTAATTATAGATGGGAAGAATATGTCTTAACAGAAGAAGAATTAGCACAGTGGAAAACAGGTGATGAAGATGTTCGACAAGACATTATAGATGATGCAGATTGGGACCTAGTAAGAGATAAACCAATTGATGATTATGGTGATGTTGAATTTGTAGAAGAATAAAGATATGTTAAAAAAACAATCAATAAGATCTAATCAAACTATTTTTATTAATAAGAATGATAGACCAGCAAGTAAAGATGAAATTCTAGCCTTAAGTGAATTTTGGACTGATAGAGAAGAAGGATTATTTAGAAAACTTCTTAAACAAGGAGGAAGTGTAAAAATACAAGGTACTCATTTTAGGGTGGTTGTTGAACAAAAACAACATAGATTACGTGATATGTAAAGCGTTTGCCTATACGCTCAAAATACCTGGCAAATATAAAATAAATAAAAATGACACAATTGGAATTAAATTTTAAGGACTCACAACGTCCAAAACATGCAGTAGTATCACTTTCAGGTGGTATGGATTCAAGTACACTATTACTTAAATGTCTTGATAAATTTGAAACTGTAACAGCTTTATCTTTTGACTATGGTCAAAAACATAAAGTTGAATTAAAAAGAGCAAGAGCATTAGTTGATTATTTAAATAGACAATGTAATGACAATAATTGTTATGGGGGGTGTAGAATTAATTATCAAGTAATTAAATTAGATGGTTTAGTAGATTTACTAGACTCAGCATTAGTTGAAGGTGGGGATGAAGTTCCTGAAGGACACTATGCAGCTGAAAATATGAAAGCTACTGTAGTACCTAATAGAAATAAAATATTTTCATCCATTACTCAAGCCGTAGCTTTATCAGTAGCAAATAAAACCGAAGAAGCAACAGTAATAGCTTTGGGAATACATGCAGGTGACCATGATATTTATCCTGATTGTAGACAAGAATTTAGAGATGCAGATGATAATGCCTTTAGAATGGGAAATTGGGATCATGAAAGAGTATCATATTATACCCCATACTTAGAGGGTGATAAGTTCACAATTTTACAAGATGGGGAATTACTATGCGAAATATTAGGAATTGGTTTTGATGAAGTTTATGCTAGAACAAATACTTCATATAAACCCACACCTGAGGGATGGTCTGATTACAAATCAGCATCATCTGTAGAACGTATTGAAGCGTTTATTAAATTGGGTAGACCTGACCCTGTACAATATGCCGATGAAACAGGTCCTGTTGATTATGAAACGGCAAGAATATATGTTGAACAAGTTCTTTCAGAATATGAAAAAGAACAATTAAAAATTAAATAAAATGAGTGATAGAGAAATAATGACAGCTAAAAATGGAAGTATTAATACTTCTGTTCCAGTTAATGACCCAAATGTATCTAAAGAAGTAGATAAAATAGTTAAACAATTAGCAGGAGCTAATATAAAAGAACTCCCTGATGCCTATTTACACCAAAAAATTAGTTTTTTTAAATCAGGTGTAAGAATTTTAGGTTATTGTTTCATTCCTTTTAGCTTGGGTTGGGCAACAGCTTTTCTTATATTGAGTGAAGTAATAGGTATAATCGAAGAATTAGTATAATTTAAAATAAATAAAAATGAATAGAGGAATTTTGTATTTTAGTGCACCTTGGTGCGGACCTTGTAAAGTAATGTCTCCCTTAATTGAGCAGATGGAAAAACAAGGAAAAATTAAAGTTAAAAAAATTAATGTAGATTATGATGCTCAAATGCCACAAAAGTATAGTGTAAAGAGTGTTCCTACTTTGATTTTAACTGACTTAGATGGTAATGAGATTAGTAGAAAAATAGGTAATTTATCAGAACAACAAATTCAAGACTTTTATAATGGGTAAATTTGAATCAAGTAAAGTATTTGACGGGTTTAGTACAGTATTTCGCCAATGGAAAGCAGAAAACACACATTGTAGATTTTTACATGGGTATGGTGTTTCATTCAAAGTATATTTTGAAGGAGAATTAGATGAACGTAATTGGGTTTGGGATTTTGGAGGTATGAAACGTGCTAAAACCCAAATTGATGGTAAATCACCTAAAGAATGGATGGATTATATGTTTGATCATACAGTTATAGTTGCTGAAGATGATCCTGGAATGGGTGGTTGGAAAACAATGGATGGTTTAGGTGTAATTCAACTAAGAGTAATCCCAGCTACAGGTGCTGAAAAATTTGCAGAGTATATTTATAATAAGCTTAGTGAATTTGTCAAAACAGAAACAGAAGGCAGAGTAAAAGTAACAAAAGTTAAATTTATGGAGCATGGAAAAAATGCTGCATATTATAGTGAATAAAAAACCACTTAAAAAAATTGTATGGAACATAAACAATTAAAACGTATTGAAGATTACGATAAAAACTTACCTATCGTAGAGATTTACACAGCAGTTCAATCAGAAGGGTCCCGAGCAGGGTACCCTACTGTTGTAATTAGAACAACAGGTTGTACCCACCGTTGTTATTTTGGTGAAGGGGGATGGTGTGATAGTTGGTATACTTCAATTCATCCTGAAAAGGGACATTTTAATTTTAAAGATATCATTGCAATATATAAGGAAAATCCTCATATAAAAGAAATGATGTTAACTGGAGGTTCACCTACAATGCATGGAGCTTTAGTAAATGAATTAACACACTTTGCACATGAGAATGATATTTTTATTACTATCGAAACTGAAGGATCTCATTTCCTCCCCACAGACTATCCTATTAATTTATTATCTATTAGTCCTAAGTTTAGTAATTCTATACCAGTTGTGGGTGTTTTAACTCCTCAAGGTAAAGAAACAGATGAGAAAATGATTAAAACACATAATAGACTTAGACTCAATTATGAAGCTATAAAACAATCAATTGACTACCACTCAGACTATCATATTAAACCAGTATGGGATGGTAAAGATGAAGGTGCTTTAGCTGAAATAATGGAATGTATTGAAACTTTAGGGGTATCTCAACATAAAGTTTGGTTCATGCCTGCTGGAGATTCAAGAGAAGCATTACTTAAATCTTACCCAGTACTATTTGATTGGGTTAGAGATAATGGTTATAGAATGACTTGGAGACCTCACATTATTGCCTTTGAAGATCAAAGAGAAGTATAGTGACTAAAAGTGAAGCACTTTCTATATTGGAAGATATCAAAGATAATATTAATGTTTGTTGTGCCATTACTATGGAACCTGATGAAGTATTAGTATTAATAGATAAATTAGAAAATTATATAAATAATGGATTTAAGTAAATATACAATTAAAATAGATTATTCAACAGGGGTAAAAATTACACTTTGGGATAATCATAATAAAGATAATAAATTTAAAGTTAGAATTTATATTCAAAAAACAAAAACCCAACATAAACTTCTTTATAATTATAATTCTGGGGGGTCTAAGTGGATTGAAGAGGAATGTGTAAATGCTAAAGAATTTAGAATTCCTTGGTGTGAATTAGAAATAAAAAGTGGGATGTGGCATACAATTCCATACAAAGGGTTTGTACCTTATCGTATGGAAGTTGTTGATTTTAGTACTGATGAAGTTATACTTAATGAAGTTTTTGATGTACGCAATAAACTAGTTAATTTTTATTTACATTCAAACAACCCAGAGACAATTCATACTTGGATGTGTGTTATTGAAAAGTTTAAAGAAGAAAATAATTGTCAAATTTCCATTATTAATAATTATCTTAAGTCAAACCAAAAATATGATTTTGTAGATTCATATTGGGGAGAAGAAGAAAATTTTATTCGTTATTATGCTGGTTATGGTATTGGTCGTTTTGGAACTGAGAATGTTCCTAACTTTCAATGTAACCCTGATGGTACAAAAGGAAAAAATGATTTAGAAATTATTGAAGATATTTTATATCATTATACTAAAAGGATATGAATAATGTAGTAATGATCATGAATGCTAGAAATCTATCAGCGTTCAGAGACTGTGTTAATAAACTTAATGTTTCCAAAGTTTGGTTTAAAGGATTTACTGAATATGAACTTAACATAGAAATCAATAAATTTATACAAGAGACTAATTTTGATAATTACTATATTGTTTCTGATGATTTAGTTATTCAACCTGAACATTTTAATCTCTTACAAGAAAAGTTAAAAACTCACCCTATAGTAACAGGTTGGGGAGTTTGGAGACAGAATTGGGATTGGACAACAATCCATTTTCAAGATAAACTCCATACTTTTAATCAAGGAAGTCATCTACCTTTGATGAAAAAACATTACAATGTTGTTAAAACTTATGAGATAGAAACACTACCAGATGAATTTGAAACTGCTTTTACGGGTTGGTTTTGGACAGGTATTCGTAGAGATATTTGGTTAGAATACCCATACCAAACAATGAAAACTACTGGTGAAAATGACGGTGTAGCATCTACAGATGCTCATTGGAGTAAAAGAATTTTAAAAGATAAAAAATACAAACAAATGTGCTTTAAAGAAGCAAGAGTTCTTCATCTTTCATATATGGGAAAAGATTATGATGATTTAAACTTTGAAAATAAACAAATAATAAAAGAATTTATATAATGAATCAACTAATTAGTGCCAAGGATATAGACATCCAAACAAAAATAGTAGCAAAACAAATATCAGATGAACATAAAGGTGATAAAACCCCTGTAGTAATGGTTGGGTTACTTAATGGTTGTTTTGCGTTTTACGCTGATTTAGTGCGGGCTATGCCAATTGATGTGGAATGTGACTTTATGCGCGTTAAATCGTATATAAATCGCAAACAAGGCGATATAGTAATTGCTAAAGACCTTGAAACCCCAATTAAAGGTAAGCATGTTTACATTGTAGATGACATTTATGATACTGGAAATACTATGAAAGTTGTTATTGATTATTTAAAAGTCAAAAAACCATCTTCTATTTCTATTGTAAGTTTAGTTACTAGAAAATCATCCCCCACACCACCAGTTAAAATGTTTAATGCCTTTAAAATTGATAATGAATGGTTAGTTGGGTTTGGGATGGATAATGAAAAAGGCTATTTAAGAAACCTACCAGCTATCTATTCTCTGTAATATTTATAATCAAAAATGCCATACGCTTATAAAACATCTCAACCTTCTAAAAATGCTTTAAAAAAGGGCAATTTAGCATTTGCAATAGATGGAGAACAAAATTTAGGACCTACTTCTGCAACGGGATATTATAATACCCTCAACCCCCCAATAGGAGGGTATGCTATTTATTCTTTAGGATTAAATAATAATCCAATTGTTATGACTGTTACTACTGATGATGAAGTAATTAGAGCAGCTAATACTTTAGGAGGAAGTGTTTCAACTAAAAGTGATGCTTTAACTTATTTAGCAGGTAATAGTAGTACTTGGATATTACATAACATCCCTAATAATACAGTAACAGATAATTTAGTATTACAATTAAATGCCGGTACACTAAGTTCATATCCTTCATCAGGAGGAGATTGGTATGATTTAAGTGGTAAACAAAATGATGTTAGGTTATTTAATGGCCCTTCTTTAGGTGATGGGAATTGGATTGATTTTGATGGGACTGATGATTATGGGTATATAGGTAATACTACTATGGTTCCAGGAACTATTAATTCTTTAACTGTAGGGGGTGTATGGAAAAAAAATGGAGATGGAGCCAATTATGAAACTGTATTACATCAAAGTACAAACACCTCTATAGGTAGTTCAGCTTATTGGTTTGGTATGTCTGCTGATGATAAAATAGTAGCAACTATAGGGGCAAGAACTGGTGTTGGTTGGAGTGCAGGTCAAACTGATATAAATGTTACAGTTGGGAAATGGTATTACACAGCCGCTGTTTGGAATGGAAGTAGTGTATATGTTTATGTTAACGGAGAATTAGTTAAAACTTACAGTCTAGGAACTTATAGTAGTCCAAATACTGCAACCAGAATTGCAGCATCAGGAGATGCAACAGGTTATTTAGCAAATGTTGGTGTTAGTAGTATTCATATTAACCCAAACCATGCCTTTTCTAATAGTGAAATACTTCAAAATTACTACCAATCACCAATAGTTACAGATGGATTAGTTACAGCTTTAGATTTTGGTAATTTAGTATCTTATGAAAATGGAAGCAGTACTAGTTATAGTTTAACAGGAAGTGCTGCAGCTGATTTATTTAATTCCCCTACAGATACTTCTAACTTTGGGGGTGGAATACAATGTGAAGAAACAGATGAATTTATAGCTTTAGATGATAAAATAGCAACAGATTTTGTTACAGTAGAAGTTTGGTATACTAGAGACTCAACTGGTAGTGGAGAAGATATTGTATTTAATAAAGAAAGTTGTTGGGAAATAAAAGATGATGGTGGTAATATAAGTTGGGCTTTAATGGCTAATAATAAAAGTTGGTTTTGGCATGATTCAACAGCTAATATGGCTGTTGGAGAAACTGCTCAATTTGTACTATCATATGATGGGAATTATGTTAAATCTTATAAAAATGGAGAATTAGTCCAAACTTATACTTATCCAAGTGATGGTGTTTTGGCAAGTCAAACTTCATGTTATCCTAAGTTAAACTCGAGAGGTTGTACTAGAACAAGTGTTTCTAACCCAGGTAATCATACTTTTTATCAATTTAGAATTTATGATAGAGCACTTACAGATAGAGAAGTATCCCAAAATTATAACGCAAATGTAAACAAATTTAAAATATGAAAACATATATTATTATAAACACGACAGAAGTAGGATTAGTAAATTTTAATGAAGTTTTAGAAACATCCGAAGAATCACTTAGATTATCACTTAATAGCTTACAAGCCCTTATTAAATGGGAAGGTAATGAACCTTCATTTTTATCCAATTTAAGTTCATATGATGGACCTTACACACATTCAGAAATAATAACAATATTAGCTACCCCAGAATGGACTGATCCAAATCCAGGTCCTGCAGTATAATATAATATTTATAATAAAATTAATTATGTCCCACGAATACGATAATAGACATTATGTTATTTTTGATTGTACTGAATTAGGTACTATTGATTTCAATCAAGTAGAAGAAACATCAGTTGATACAGTTAGAAAATCTTTAGATGAATCACAAACTTTTGTTAAATATAGTTTTACTACCTATCTTACAGGTTCTGATGAATCCCCTATAAAAGTTGATACTATACCTTCTTCAGTAGAAGCATTAACAACTAAATCTCAACCTTATTCATATAATGAAATTTTAACTATTTTGTCAGGTCCAGATTGGACTGACCCAAATCCACAATTTTAAATGGGATACGGAATTAAATATACTACCTTAAATTTAAATAATACTCTTCGTAAGGGTAATATATCTACAACATCAGCTCATAGTGCTGATCCTTCTCAAAATTTTCATTCTGGTATTCCTCTTGAAAATGGAAGACATACAATAATTCAAGTTCATTCTTCAAATGATCCTGATTGTTGGTCTTTAAAGGATAATGATTTTGTTAGATTAATTAATTCATTAGGAGGGAATGTCTATACTCCTTTAGAAGCTAAAAATTATATTAAAACTCAAAATGATATGTTTTATGTAGATAATATAGTTTCTGATAGTTCTGTAATGGAAAATCTATTAGTAAGTCTTAATGGAAGTTATGATTCTAGTTTTACAAATAATGAACCAACAACAAACTTAATTGCAGCTAATGGGTTAGATTTCACCCAAATGAGTTCTTATGGAAATTTAAGTAGAACACAAGTAGTAGATGAAAATTCATCCACAGGGTATGCTTGTGAGATGGAAATTCTTAACGCAGGGGTAATTAATAATGCAGCAAGAATTCAATTTGGTAGTAGTTATACCATTCCATCTTCAGGAACTGCTTTTATTTCAGTTTATGTTAAATTTGAAGGAGGAGCTTCTTCAAACATTCAACCTATGGTTTATAATGGAACAGGGACAGCATGGCAATATCTCTTACCTTTAGATGGGGGAAGTATTTATTTAACAGACGAATATAGAAGATTTGGCCTTTATACAGCATTAACGGCAAACCCAGGATTCTCTATGGCAAAAGGAAATTCAAATAAACAAACAGGTCAAAAAACAAGATGGCATTCCCCACAAGTAGAAGATAATGTAACAGGAACAAATTTTGTAAGTGGTTCTAGAACCCAAAATACTACTTGGGTTGATTTAGGACAATCTGGAAGTAATGCAACCCTTGAAATTGATAGTTTTGATAATGGTGTATTTAAAACAAATACAGGAGGAGGTACTCAAGAAACAAGGTTTAATAAACCATCAGGGTTAGCCACAGATCAATATTTAACTATTGAAATATTATTTAAATTAAATACTTTACCAACAACTAATTATGGTTCTAATAGTCCTATATTAGGAGCGAGAATAGGTAGTGATTATATGATATTTGCTTACCCCGCAAGTAATGGTAAAAGTCAATTAGGGGTAAGTTATGATGATTCCAGATACCATAATAATCATAGAAGTGTTTTTGAAACAGAAGCAGGAAGGTGGGTTCGATTTACTCATGTAGGAATACCTTATGAATCTGGGGGTTATCAAAGAGGTAAACTAATGTATTATATAAATGGTATATTAGATAGAGATGAATTTATTTCATCAGATTCAAATGGTTGGGCCATACCAAATCCCTTTTATATAGCACATGATGGTAGATGGAATGTATATTCTGATTTAGATTTTGCAGAAGTTAAAATTTATAATAAACAATTAAGTGCAGAAGAAATATCACAAAACTTTTATGGTGGTAATATTGTAACAGATG